AAAGAAATTATTGGTGGAAGAATCCAACACGTAGAGCATTTACATACAAAGCTTTGAATAGATTAATTCAAGGATCTGCTGCTGATATGACAAAGAAAGCAATGGTAGAATTATATAAAGAAGGAATCGTGCCGCACATACAGGTACATGATGAACTAGATATTTCTGTTATTAATGATTTAGAAGCAGCAAAGATAAAAGACATTATGGAAAATGCGGTTGACTTAGAGATACCTAATAAAGTAGATTATGAATCCGGTCCCAATTGGGGAGAAATAAAATAATGTACTATGTCATACTTAAATGCTAATATACCGCCGATTTATTGTAAGATAAGAAGGGAGTATCTATATGATCTTAAAGAACATAAAGGAGAAGCTGTTGACTGTGTTATCTTTGGTCTTGCTTCTATTTCAGGGCGTGCAAT